TATTTTTCCTGAAAGGCTACTTCCAAAGGCCTCCATGGCTTCTCTTGCCAAAGATCGCATTCTTAAAATCAATAGTATCTTCTCATTTTTTAAACTATCCACTAAATTGTTCCAAATGAGAGGGGCATTTAATGCTACATAGCTAATTGAATTGCTCATAAAGTCCTTTAATGCACCAAATAGATTGTTGACAGCTCCACGGAACTTATCAGACATTTTATAAGCAGCATAAAAAGCCACACCTATGCCAACAACAGCAGCTGCCACAGCTACAAATGGATTGGCCAACATTGTAATGTTTAAAACACGCATTGCTGCTGCCATACCTTGAGTGATGCCTTTAACCCCGCCACCATATAGTGAATAGGCTATCATGGCTGCTCGATGAGCATTATAGAGAACGATACTAGTTTTTTGAACAGCATTAAAAATGGTTTGTGCTAATGCAACAGCCACTAACGTTCCTTTGTAAATTAAAAAAGCCGATACCATCCCTATCAAAATAGGAGCTATCGTACTTAGAATTGATTTTGCTTTTTTAATTGCACCAGGTAAATTGCTGGATAAATAGTTAGCAAATAAATTTAATACTGGTAAAACAGCATCTCCAATGGGATAAACAAGATCCATAAATAGAATTCGGCCAATTCCTTGAATAGCTTTTCCAAATGTATCAAAACGAACTTCATTTACTTTTGCCATAGCTCCCTCAAAGCCCTCCATGGCTTCTGTTGATCCGAGCATGGCATACATGGCGGTGGCTTCTAAATCTTCCCACTTCGTACCGAATAACCCTACACCAATCTGGTTCGCCTTAACCTGGTCATCCATGCCTTGTAATTCAGCCACTACAGTACTTGCTACATCTGAAACAGTACCATTCCCTTTTAAAAATTCTTTCCATACATTTTGTGTTTCCTTTGAGAGGTCAGCCATAGCCTCATTTGTGGCTTTAGAGCCATCTTTTGAGCGTATCTGGAACTCTTTCATGACATCATTCACGTAATCTAGGTTATAAACGCCAGCTTTTGCCCCACGCTCTAAAATGCCAAAATATTCTTCTGCTGAATAACCCATTTCTCCAAACAACGGTGCATATTCGGCCACATTATCGAGCATTTCATCAGAAAAATTAAGACCTCTTTGCGCTCCTGCCGCAAAAAGGTCCATTGCTGTTGTAGAGGTAACACCAAAGCTACTCATCATATTATTAGCTGCTCGAGTTACCTCGTTAATGTCTGCATCAAATGTATCTGCAAACATTAATGCATCACCAGTCATGCGTTCTAATTCGCCATTGTCCAAGTTGTGCATGTTTTGTTTTACATTTGCAAGGGCTTCTGTTACTTCATCAAATGATTCACCATATCCACTTCGGAAAACATTTTTAGCTACGCCCTCTAGGGCTTCCATATCAGCACCATAAGTGCCTGTTTGTGCTGATAGCTTAGATAATGAATCAGACATCTCAGACATTTGACCAACTACCGCTGTAAAAGCACCTATACCTCCTACTGCAGCAGCTGCTCCAGTTAAAAATTTCATGGAGCTACTTGCTTCGCTAAAAGCTCCTTTAAAGCTACTCGTTAGTTCAGCACCTAATTTAAACGCAATATCAAATACTTTAGACACTAACTTTCACCCCCTTTTTTAGCTGCTTCTTGTGCAAACTCAATGGTTTCCTTCCAGGAAAACAAACGTCGCAATGTCATGTTTAAAAAAAATTCAGCTGATGAACGACTGTGATTAGCACAGTACAAACAAATCAACTGAATTGTCATTGCTGGTTGACTATTTATTTTCCACCCATTAAAAAAAGTGTTGTTCGCATTGTCACCTTTGAGTAATCAGAAGCTGCCAATTTACGAATAACACTTACATGTACGCCTGCTGCTTTCGCTGCTACAATTGCAACAAAACCTTTCGCCATTTCTTTGACCATCACTATCGAATTTTGCGGACTCTCTGCATTGAACTGCATTTCTGCTTTTTCAATATCAGTACCTGTCAAATTCTCAAAATCTAAAACTAGCTCTGTATAAGTTACTTCCTCAACAGTAACAGGGCGAGATAAAGTAATTACCTTTTCTAATCCTTCCTCTTGCGCTTCACTTTGATTTTTATTTAAAACTACTTCATTTTTTGTCATCTATAATGCCTCCTAAGATAATCCTAAATTTTTTCGTACTTGTTCCATCATGTCTTTACCGTTCACTTTGTAAACGCCATTAAATTTATCAAATTCAATGGTTGTTTTACCATCAATCATAATTTTGATGTAATGTACTTCAAATTCATTTGCTGTTTCTGTTGCAGCTGCTACAGCAAATTTACCTGGTGTAAAGTTGAGAGGTACGCAACGTGTCTTCACAACAACTTCCTGTTGAACATACCCTTTCAATGGATCAAAAAGTTGTTGATTACCGCGAAAGTCCAAAGCATGTACTTTTGGTTCTGCTAATTTCATAGCATCTGCTGATAATGTACGCCAGTTTAATTTAGTTGTTTGTGAACCGAAATGTCCAATCACAGGAGCTGTCGATTCGCCATATATCCCTGCACCTTTAATGGTTTCAGATAATGCTTCGAAATTTGGTAGTTCGACATCAACTACACCTAAATAATTTGTCGCATCTTCCCATGCTGTGAAGTTAGTTAAAATTTGATCAGTTTTTTTCATCGATTAAGCCCCCCTATCCAAATAACGTTCCGAAATATGATGGATCAAATTCAAATAAACCACGAATTTCGCGCGCTGGTGTTGCTGGTGTAATAAACAAATGGAACTTATAAATACCATCAATTAAATCTGTTAATGGATTTTCTTCTTGTAAAAATTCTACACGTCCACCCAGGATGAATTGACGTGCTGCTTTGCCGTTTAAGTCGATATTTTTGCTATCGACTATATTATCAATGAGCTTTTTATTGCCTGGCTTATCGGTTTTTTGCCAATACGACAAAATGAACTGATTTTGCTCATAAATAAAGACACGTCTCACTGAGATAAACGCGTCTTTTGGATCTGTGTTACCTGGATAGCAACTTGTACGATGCCCCCAAAGTTTCCAACCACCTATGAAATTAAGTGAAGTAACGATGCCTTGTCCATTTAGATAATTGGCTTGCTCTAAGCCAAGTAAAATCTCTGTACCATCTTCCAATACAGCTGCATCCATCTGTAAATTATTATTTGAGGCTTCATGATATGGATAACCTTCATTTTTTGCATCAATCAAATTGGCCAAACTCGCCATTTGGGTAGACATATGATACTGAATACCACCAATAGAAACTTTTGGCCAACAAACAATCACATTTGGATCATCAAGATTTTTTTGATTTTTATATTCTGGGACTGCTGTATAATCTGGGACTTCTGATGTTGGAACATCAACAATCGCCATACATTGAAACAGACCATTAATATTTTTTGATTTTGCCTTTAATACAGCTGCAACCAATGGATTCGTTGAGAATTTTGGCGCGATTAAAATACCAGGTACTTCACGGAAACGAGGGAATACTGTATTTACTAATTCAATGCCTTTGTATGATCCGTCTAATGATACTCCACCTACAATATCAGATGCTGTAACTAATGAAGGATCTAATCGTTCGAATTCTACAGTCACTTCACCATCATTACTTGTATAAATGTGCAGCCTTCCTTCGTCATCAAACTCCAATTCGTAATCTTTTTTATCAACTGTATTTGATCCATTTTTCACAATAACCTTTGCTTTTAGTACACCATCTGCTTGCAAAACGCCTTCGCCTTTTGTAATTTTCACAGTTTCAGAACCGGTGACAGCATGTTTAGTAGGATCAAGGACATTAATCATGACTAATGGTGAAACTTCAAATAATGCAAAGTGTGAGCTAATAGCCTCACAAATTGTATATTTATTAAAATCTGCATTGTAACCCATTTTTCGAACTGCTTCGCTGTACGTATAAGCCAATTCCGCTCGATT